GACCCAGACAAACTACCAAAGTTTAAAGTTATATTTGTAGATGAGGCCCAGGACTTATCATTAATACAATGGGCTATGATAAATAAAATAGAAAAAGATACCAAGTGTGATGTGTGGGTAGCCGGAGATGATGACCAAGCTATATTTGGTTGGGCTGGTGCAGATGTAGAGTCTTTTATTAAATGGGAGTCAAGAGAAATACTTCTAAATAAATCTGAAAGAGTGCCAAGTAGTATACAACAAAAGGCTTTAGGAGTCATTAACAGAATTTATTACAACAGAATACAAAAAGATTATTTACCAAAAGCAGAAACAGGTATGATCTTTGAACGATATAAACTTAACGACATAGATTTAACAGAAGGTGATTGGTTAATACTTACTCGAACTAAAGCTTTATTAAAACCCATAGCTCCTTATTTAAAACGTAAAGGATTATTTTTTAGTACGGCACAAGGTAATAGTATTGGTAAAAGTTTGTACGAGGATATTATATCTTGGGATAAACTAAAACGCGGTGAGGTTATAGGCTATAGGCGAGGTACAAGAACAAAGAATCAAGGAACGAGTATCAGGCGACAAGGATCTTACAAAAGAATGGTACGAAGCATTTAATACTGGCTCGTTATCACAAAAAGAATACATGCGAGCAATGTTAAATAACAAAGAAGATTTATCAAAAGATCCACGCATAAAAATTTCTACAATACACGGGGCCAAAGGTGGTGAAGCAACCAATGTAGTTTTATTTTTAAATCAAACTACTAATACAATCAAAGGTTCTAAAAAATCTAAAGCAAAAGAAGAAGAAGAATTTAGAGTTTGGTACGTAGGAATCACACGGACAATGCAAAATTTATATTTAATTAAATCTCAAAACAAAGCAAAGGAGTTTAAAATATGAGTAAGGTTTGGGACAAGCAGCACGGCGGGAGTCACTATCAAAAGTATAAAATTCAGCCGAGTAAATTTGTAGTTGAGAATGAGTTGCTCTATCCAGAAGGATGTGCTATAAAATACATTATTCGCCACCGCGATAAAGGAAAGAAGCAGGATCTATTGAAAGCAATACACTTTATAGAAATGATTATTGAAAGGGACTATGCCACAGAAAGCGAGGAAGGTTAAACACATTATGATTGCTAAACATAAATTTATATTAGAAATTTATTTAGCATTGGAAGGACGTAGAGATTTAACATGGGAGATATTTCCATACAACCATGATGCATCTTTATATGCTTTTAGTAATAAAAAAAGAATAGAAAACATAGTAGAGAAAAAACATATTTATGATTGAAGCACAAACAGAGTGGGTTAAGCCTACAGAATTTCCAGACTTAAGACAAGCAGATACAATTGCTATTGACTTAGAAACTCATGATCCAGATTTAAAAAGTTTAGGAACAGGTTCTATTGTTGGTAGAGGTAAGGTTGTAGGTATAGCTGTAGCTGTAGATGGCTATGCAGGATACTTTCCGTTTGATCACGAAGGTGGTGGTAACCTTGAAAAAAGCAAGGTTTTACAATGGTTTAAGGACATTTGTGAATGTCCTGCTGATAAAGTTTTTCACAATGCAATGTACGATGTGTGTTGGATACGTGCGATGGGAATAAAATTAAATGGAAATCTTTATGACACAATGATTGCAGCATCACTTGTTAATGAAAACAGATTTAGATATGACCTTGGATCTTTGGGTTGGGATTATTGTGGTCGAGGTAAAAACGAAACAGAATTAGTTGCAGCTGCAAAAGAATGGGGACTCGATCCTAAAGCAGATATGTGGAAGATGCCAGCAATGTATGTTGGTAATTATGCAGAACGTGATGCAGAGTTGACATTGGCTTTGTGGAAGGTCATGCAAAAAGAATTAAGCGACCAGGATCTAGGATCTATTTTTAATTTAGAGACAGAACTATTTCCTTGCCTCGTCGATATGCGTTTCTTAGGAGTTCGTGTAGACGTAGAAGGCGCTCACAAATTAAAGAAACAGTTAGCTGAACAAGAAAAAGAATTATTACACAAAGTAGAAAAAGAAACACAAGTAGATGTTCAAATATGGGCTGCACGCAGTATAGAGAAAGTTTTTCAAAAACTAAACCTACCCTATGACTTAACCGCCAAAACAAATTCTCCATCATTTACTAAAAATTTCCTTTCATCACATGAACATCCGTTAGTACAATGTATAGCAAAAGCTAGAGAAATAAACAAGGCACATACAACATTTATAGATACAATTATTAAATACGAACACAAAGGTAGAATACACGCAGATATAAATCAAATTAGATCTGATAGTGGAGGAACAGTAACCGGAAGATTTTCTTATTCTAATCCTAATTTACAACAAATTCCTGCGCGCAACAAAGACTTAGGTCCTTTGATCAGATCCCTCTTTATACCTGAGTCTGGTTGCGAGTGGGGATGCTTTGACTACAGTCAACAAGAACCAAGACTCGTAGTGCACTATGCATCCCTGGATCAAGACGCAAGCGTCTTTGATGTTAAGAACGCTTACAACGATGGTGATGCAGACTTTCACACAATCGTTGCACAGATGGCACAGATACCAAGAACACAAGCTAAAACAATTAACCTAGGTTTATTTTATGGTATGGGTAAAGCTAAACTTCAGGCAGAGCTTGGTGTATCTAAAGATAAAGCAGAAGAATTATTTTCTATTTATCACAACAGAGTTCCATTTGTTAAAAGCTTAATGAGAAGTGTATCAAACAGAGCACAACAACGAGGACAGATACGTACATTACTTGGAAGACTTTGTCGTTTTCATTTATGGGAACCAAATAGTTTTGGTATGCATAAAGCATTGCCTTTTGATCAAGCAGTACAAGAACATGGTCCAGGTATTAAACGTGCATATACTTACAAAGCTTTAAATAAATTAATACAAGGATCAGCTGCAGACATGACAAAAAAATCTATGTTAGATTTATATAAGGAAGGAATTGTACCACATATACAGATACATGATGAACTAGATATTTCTGTAGAAAATGATAAACAAGCTAAATTAATTAAAGAAGTTATGGAATCAGCAGTTGACTTGGAGATACCAAACAAGGTAGACTACGAATCTGGTAAAAACTGGGGTGACATACACTAGGAGGAAACATGAAAAAATATGTAGATAAATTTATGGTATGGCAATTACATAACAGAAGAGAGATCGTTTGTTTTGTTGCTGGTCTTATCGTAGGATCAATCATTATATAATGTGCTATGGCTTACTTGAATGCAAACATTCCTGTAACATACGCACAAATTAGAAGAGAGTATTTATATGATCTTAAAGCTCATCATGGAGAAGTTGAGGATTGTATTATCTTCGGTATGTCAGCTATTACGGGTAAATCAATTCTTTGGCACGCGATTATGGAAAACGGTGCAATCTTTTATAGATTACCTATCACAGCTTTTATACAACGTGGATTTGAGATTAAGGATGTTCCTCAACGTAGACTTGATGAGCTTCAGCTCTGGAATTGTTTTAGTTATTATCCTGCTATTACTTCTTGGGACATATTAGATGGCCAAGCCGGTAAGTATATCGGTAAAGATAAAAAATGGCATCCAGGAAAATATTTATTTACTGTTGACTTTGCACATCCAGAGAGTAACATAGTCGACACTGATCATTCAGAGATACCGCACGAACACAAGTGCGCTCACATAATTGCATTAGATGATGGTAATTATGCAGCACAACCAAACAATCGATGTATATGGGACATACCTTCTTTCACAGTGAAAGATAATATTCCTGATTGGAAAGTGCAAACAAACGAGTGGAACGTAGAGGATAGTAGAGCTTGGCGTACAGAAGATACAGACAAGTTTTTCTATGAAATTGAGGAGAAAAAAAATGATAAAACTGATTAAAAAATTTTTTAATTTATTTAGACCAAAAAAAATTGTGCCTGAAGTCATTGAGAAATGTGGAGTTCACGTAGCTAGATTTAAAAAGTCGTGCCCACGTTGTCAACAACTGACTCAATTGCACGGTAAAGTCTGGTAATTTTATGGAGGGTGGCTATGGACTACAGATTCACCGCGCTACTAATTATTTTGCTGTGTTTATTAGCTTTTTTTGTAAGGCCGGCCCATCACACACCATTGAAAATTGATGGCAAAGATTATATACTGCCGCTACCAAAACCAAAAATAAATGAGCAATAAACCTTTAAATATTGGAGAAGAAGCACGAGTACAGATGCCGATGAAAACGGTAGCCTCGTTGATCGTGCTCGTCGCAATGGGCGTGTTCGCTTATACGGAGCTGACAGCAAGGTTGGTATCGCTGGAGACATCACGTGAGTTGTTTGAAAATGATTTACTTAAAAAAAGTGAGCAGGTCCCGACCGATCAGGAACAACATTTTTTGCTCGAGGATCTGTATAAAAGTGTCGAGCAAATCGAAACAAGAATTGAAGACATGATGCACAACAAAGTTAATATACAATTTTTACAAAAACAAACTGAAAAATTAGTTCAAGACGTAGAAGAATTAAAAGATAAAGTTAGAGCAAACGGGACACATTAAATGACAGAGATGGTAATAGCTTTACTTATGATAATCAACGGAGAGATCAAGGAGGCACGTATACAAACTTCGATGTCTGAATGTCTCAAAGGGGCACGTGTAGCTAAACGTCAGTTAAAACTTGATAGCAAAGTTAAGTACCAGTGCATAAAGTCTATGGCAGAATTAGAATCGAATATTGATGGATCAAAATCGATTAAGAAGCTTATACTAGAGTAATGAAGAAAGCAAACAAGAAAAGAAATCCAGTTGCAAAACAACTTAGACATTTTAAACAAAAGGTGGTAAAGAATAAGAAAGCATACGATAGGAAGAATTATGGTAAAACCAGTAGACATAACGAAGACAGTCATAGTACCCAAGCCGCAGGATAAACAAGAAAATTTAAAATCTTTTTTTATTGGTTATGTAGACCAATACATAGAACCTATTACAACTGAAGTTACAGTTGATGTACCTGAAACTGTCAAACAACCACACCTTGATAACTCTAAACCAGATACAAAATGGAGAGAGATTTATTAATGGCTAAAGATAAAAAAGGTAGACAGTGGGATGGTAGATCTAGAGTATCTAATGATACTTACCGTAAACGATTCAATGAAATTTTTAAAAAGAAAGAAAAAACTTTAAGTGAAGAACTAATGGAAGGGTTTGAAAAAGAACAAAAAGATTTAGAAGAAGAGTCTGAAGAAAGATTAACTGTAAAGAAAAATATACAAACAGAAATTGTTAATGGTACTTGTCCTACATGCACAGTAGAAACTGTATTAGTTTCTATCTGGCCTAATTTATTTAGATGTATGACATGCGGCACGGACCTAGAACAAAAAGTAAATGGTAAGATAAGTTACATACCAAACACAAAAAACATAGAACTAAGAATGAAAATAGATGGCTAAAAAAGCTAAAGGATTATACGCAAAGGTTGCACACGAACCTATCTTTCACAAAACGTCGATTGGACGTAAACCTAGTCTTGCAAAAATGAACAAAAGTAAGCGACGTAGTTTTAAAGCTTACAAAGGTCAGGGAAAATAACCCCTAGCTCTTAAAGAATATAAGAGCTAAAGGGAAGAAGGTGTGAATACTGTGACATATATACAACAGTCACATCATTGTCAAGTAGTCTGCATTGGGGCACACGTAAACTTAACATACATATCATATTGATTAACATCCGTTCTTCCGATTTCTATCATTTTATTTATAGATTCTTGATAGCCAGCAAGCATACACTGATACATATCAGGATATGTAGTAGGCCAATCATATGGCGGCATACATTCTACAGCAACTCCAGAACAAAGTATTAAAGATAATAATATTTTCATTTTCCCCTTGACTATATTATCCCATATATTATATTAACTTCAACATAGAAGGAATATAACATGACAGATATAACTAAATATAAAAACGTTTCCTTATCCAAAAAAACTTATATGGATGTTGGAACACTAAGTAAAGAAATATTCGATGTGCCTTTGTCACTCTCAAAGACAATAGAATATTTAGTAGAAAAAGAAATGAAGAAGGTAAGTAAAAAGGTGAATGGAAATGGAAAAGAAAGATAAAATAATTTGTCCAGCATGTAAAGGTAATGGCTACGTCAGAATACCTTACAGATTGGCCAAAGAAGAAGTAACAGCACAATGTGGTGTTTGTGATTCGGAAGGAGAAATTTATCCAGATGAAGTCGATGATATTATTGTTGACTCTGATGGTATTCACAGGTTGCAGTAAGATAGACTACAACGTGAATCCTTGGACCACTGTGTTAAACCAAATGATAAAACATGATAGATAAATTTGTATATCAAACTTTACACTTCATAATGAAGTGGGCAGGCACATTAAACTCGTGGGCTTGGCGTAAGCACGTAAAGATAATTAGATCTAAACAAGAAAGAGAGAATGAAGAGTATCTAAAAGAGTTAAAGAAAAAGTTATGAAACAGTTAACGATAACAAGCAAAGATATAAGTCCAAAACAATGGAACATTCTATTATTAGAATTAAATATAATTAAAAAAGCTTGGGCGCCATATGCTAAACTAGATATCAAAGCGCCTAACTTCAATAAGATAATTAAGTGGGGTACTAGAAGGTATGACGCAAGAGAGAATGGATGAAGTTGCAAACCTTTGGGAAAAAACCAAAGACCCAAAATACAAAGAACTTTGGTATAAACTTATAAAGGAGTTTGCAAATGGAGCTAATAATATTAAACGATGGCCTGTATCAACTGATACCGGTAACAAAAAAAATGTTAGAGGGCGTGGTGATAACACAAGAGATTGATTGTTTTGATCTATGCGAAATATTAAGATTAAAATTAACCGGGTATGTAGATACTTTAAATTTACATATCATGAATAATAACACAGGAGCTTTTTTTGGCTGTATGTGTAGATAAAGAACTGAAAAGGACCTCCGTCCAAGTAAAGCCTAGCGCTAGCCTCTGTACGGCAACCTATGAAGCGGTAAGTAACCGTGGAGGTGTGGAGCCTTTGCTCTCCTGGGAGTACGTGCACGGAAACCAGGAGGGTTGATATGAAAGAAGTTATAAAATATCCAGATACATTTCTACGTCAGAAATCACGTGTAGTGATGTTGCCTCTATCAGAACAAGATAGAGAACTGATAGAAGATATGTCTCTCACCATGTACAAAGAGAATGGTATAGGTTTAGC